GAGAACAAGGTGACGATTGTCTGGAACTACGTCACGGACACCTGGTACCGCTACGAAGGAATCGACGCGGTGTGCATGTGCAACTTCCACGGGGAAGTGATCTACGGCACGTCGGACGGCCTGATCGCAAGGCTCACCTATGACAGCATGGGCGACATGGGCTACCCGGTCAAGGCGGAATGGGAGTCCGGGGCCATCGACTTCGGGGCGGCAAACATGCGGAAGTATTCCTCTTCCATGTGGGTCGGACTGAAGCCGGAGGACGGGACGAGCGTAGACGTGAAGCTCATCACGGACCGGAAGGACACGTTCAAGGAGAAGGTGGTGAGCTCGGAGAAGGCCAAGGTGGACGGACAGCCCTTCATGGTCAAGACCAAGCTCAAGGCCAAGAAGTTCGTGTTCTACCGGCTGCTGCTCTCGGTGGACGAGAAGATGCGGGCGGTCACGGTGACGGACGTCGAATTCCGGGTACGCCAGACCGGCTACGCCAAGTGAGGAAGAAGACATGATCGGAAAAACGAATTCAGGGATTATCCTCGGAATTATCAATGTAAACCTCCCGAACAGCAGCACGGTCACGGTCTCGAACGGGAATCTCTCGTTCACGGCGAGCGGGACGTCTGTTTCATTCAAACTCCCGAGGGCCGGGACGTGGACGGTTTCGGCAAGCTCCAACGGCATTTCGGAGACGCGTAACATTACAGTGAACCCCGGAGCGGTCGTAAACGTCTCAATGCTCACCGGACTGTATCTGTACAATCGAGGAGCATATGCCTTCACGAGAGGCTGGTCGAGAGGCGAGCAGAGCGGATACGTCACCGTCAACGGCAACAACAACTCCATCTCGAACGGCTCAGTCAACCTTACCGGATACAGAACGCTGAGAGCGGAAGTCACAGGACGGCTCGCGCCGGAATCCTACGCCACCTGTCAGATGAGGTTCGAGATTACAGACACATCCGGGAATGTGCTGCAAAGACAGAACGAGACGAAGGAACGCTCCGCGCAAGACTACAGCCTGACATGGACGTTCGACGTGAGCAGCATTAACCAGTACGTCAAGTTCAGAATCGCAACTCAGGGTTGGAGCGGAGGCGGCGAAGCCTCGGGATGGACCGCACGGATCAACCTGTACTCGATCTATCTGTCAACATAAAGAGGTGAATAACATGGCATCCCTTCAGGAAACCTTTGCACAGCGGCAGAACGAATCCGCAGCGCAGATCAACAACATGTACGACAAGCAGAATGAAACGCAGGCGGCGGGGCTCAAGGCGGAGTATGACCGCAATATGTCCAACGCCCAGGCGGAGGCCAACAAGATCGCCCCGGCGTATCAGAGCCAGGCCAACACCCTCGCGGGGCAGTTCGAGCGACAGAGGCGGAACGCCAACCTCAACGGCATGATGAGCGGCCTCGGGAGCGGAGCGGGACAGCAGCAGCAGAACGCCATGCGCAACCAGTTCATGGGCCAGTACGGCGCACTCAGAGGTCAGGAGGCCGGAGCGGTCAACGAGGCCAACCAGAAGATGGCCGACCTCACGACCACCTACAACAACGCACTGGTCTCGGCACGGGCGGAGACGGACGCCAAGCGGGATCAGGAGCTTGTCAAGAATTACGATACGAACCGGCAGTGGTACGAGCAGCAGGCGCAGAACCTCGCAAGCAACTACGGACAGTTCAACAACCTCAAGGACATCTACGGCGAGGCGCAGGCAAACCAGATGCGGAACACCTGGATTGCTCAGAACCCGGAGGCGGCCTTCCGCAGCGGCATGATCTCGGCGAGCGACTACAAGAAGCTGACGGGGAAGAACGCCTCGGCAGACCCAATCCGGGCGTTGTATGAGAGCGCACAGACCAAGTACATGCCGTACAACAGCATCTACTGAGGAGGGAAGGCATGGCGGAGAAGAATGTAGCAGTCCCCACTCCGGCGGCGGTCACGACCGCTCCGGAGATGAAGACGCAGGCGGCGGACGCCAACCAGTTCAAGCAGGCGTTCGAAGCCCGCAAGCAGGGGGCTCAGAACAACATCAACAGCACGCTCGGCAAGTCCTTCGACACTCAGAAGCAGGGGCTTGCGGACGCGTTCAGCCAAAACACGGCGGCACAGGAGAAGGCCACTGCCACAGGGCAGCAGGCCTTCAACACGGCAAATGCAGACCTCGGCGTTCAGGCTGGGCGCACACAGGCGGGCATGAACAGCTACGCGGATGTTCGAGGGCTGAACAGGCAGCCCGGGTCTCAGCAGGCACTCTCGCTGGGACTCGGAGCTGCTACAGCCTCGGGCAGGCTTGCCCAGCAGCAGCAGATGGCGCTGCAGGAGAGCCAGCGGCAGAAGGACCTGCTGAACTCGGACTACAACAACCGGGTGCAGGCGGCGATTTCCAACCATGACTACAAGCAGGCGGCGGCGCTGCTGGACGACTATAACAAGCAGAACAGCTGGCTTGATCAGAACGCAGCCGCTATGGCGAGCTTCGGGAACTTCACGGGCTATGAACAGCTCTACGGTCCAGGGCAGGCGCAGGCCATGCAGCAGTTCTGGATCGGGCAGAATCCGGAGCTGGCGTACAACACGGGCGTGATTGACGCGGCGCGGTACAAGCAGATCACGGGGCTCAACGCACCGGACTGGCATCCGCCTGCAGAGGGCGGCGGAGACATCGACCGGCACGTCCCGAGCGCACACGAGATCTGGGTCGGCAGAACCGGCGGCGTGAGCCACGGCGGCGGTGGCGGAAAGAACAGCAGCGGCTGGGGCTGAGATTATAACGGAGGCACAGAATGAGAACGAAAGACGATGCGGTACAGAGCAAACCGGCTGAGAGCGCACAGGCGTCCGGCGGGTCTTCCGGCGGCGGAAAAACTTCGGTAACCGTAAACTACAACCGCAGCTCCGGCTCTTCCGGCAGGGGCGGCGGCTCCGGCTCGAAGTCTTACGGGCCGACGGTCCGGGAGAAGGGCAGCGGCGCAGGGGGAAGCACGTACGGGACCAAGGCGTCTTTCGCCGCGGCTTCCGGCGGCAGGAGCGCGGGCGGCGGGAACCGGTCCCCGTGGGCACAGGCCAACTTGTCCCTCGACACGGGGAAGAAGGCGGGAACCGGCATCGCCCCGGCCTGGGTCGGGAAGAACCCGTACCAGTGGGGGAACACGACGACCGGGACCAACACCCGTCCGAATACAGAACGGCAGGCGAAACTCGACGCGCTGGGCTTTGCGGCGGATGACCCGGACCGGACCTTCCACTATTATGTGCCCAGCAAGGACTCGGACAAAAGCTATTATGACCAGGCGATGAAGCTGAGCGCGGACCGCAACTACTTCCAGGCGGGGAACTTCTGGGACAAGATCGACGGCCCGTATGACAGCGAGGAAGACCGGGTCGCCGACGCCATGGAGTGGATGAAGGACGCGCAGATCTACGGCAAGTGGGCCAGGGAAAACGGCCTCACCTATACCGACGAGACCGGCGAGCACAGCATGGAGGACGCGTGGAAGGAGATCTGGAGCTACGCCAACGAGATCGCGGGCGGCATCGGCGACAGCGACAGCACCCGGGCGGGGAAGGAAATCCGGGCGTATCTCGGCGGCGAGGCGCACGACAGCGAGACCACGAAGCGGCTCCTGGAACAGGCGAAGCAGTTTTCCGACGAGGCGGAGAGCGACGAGGACATCATGTTCTGGACCGACCTCGAGATGTCCCTGAACGACCAGCTGAAAGCGGACGAGAAACAGGAGAAGCGGGACAAGAGCTTCCTCGGCAAGGCCGGGAACCTGTGGGACAGCTTCACAGGGATGTTCGAGCGGCCGGAGCGGGAAGAACAGGGCGAACTGACCGACACGCAGAGGGCTTACCAGCAGGCGGCGGCGGAGGAACAGATGTACTCCGGCTGGGCCACGGACCCGCTCAGCGAGGCGGTCTTCGCCCCGGTGGCGGAGAAGCGCGCCGAATTGGCCGCGGCGGTCAAGGCGGAGAACCGGGAAGCGGGCCGGGAGGTCTATGCCGGGATGATGCCGGAGGACCGGCTCAGCGACATGACGGAAAGCTGGGCAGGCGGGCGCATTGCCGGAGATCTGGCAGGCGTCGCGGGCGGCCTGTACGCGGTCGATTCGATGTTCTATGACAACGACGAAATTCGGGAACTGACGCAGCAGAAATTCATCGCAGATCAGAACCTCCTGACCACGGGAGACCAGAAATTCCGGGAAGAATCCGACGCGCTTCAGGCGCAGATCGACGAGGCCCAGAGAAGGGCCATCGAGAACGGGGAGAACGGAACCGCCCTCGGAGACGCCGCGGGGATGCTTCTGGATTCTGCGCAGGGACTGCAGGGCACAGCCGATCAGCAGTGGCAGGACGCGACGGAAGACCTGAGCGAAGGAGAACAGCTCGGGCTGAACGTCCTGAAAACCGGCGCGGATGTCGGTGCGGACATTCTGGAGAACGCGGTCGCCCCAGGCGTCGGCACGATGCGCATGTATCTCGGCGCGGCAGGCGGCGGAGCCATGGAGCAGGCCGGACGGGACAAAAACGACCCGGACAGCATCGCAGCCGCAGCCGTCACCAGAGGGCTGAGCGCCTACCTCAGCACGAAACTTGTCGGCGGCATGGAAAGCGCTTACGGCCAGAGCATTCTCGGCGGGCTGACAGATGACATGATCTCGGCGGCAAGCCCCGGAGCCCAGGCCGCGTTCAATATCCTTCTGAACACGGAGGGGGCGGAGGAAGGCCTCGAAGACATCCTCAACTACGGCGCGGACATGATCCTCAACCTGGACGAAGAAGCGCGGCTGAACTGGGACGAGGTGAAACAGGACGCCTTTGTCGGATACGTCGTGGGCGTTCTGACCAACGGACTTTCCGCGGGGATCAACTATAACGGCAAAGCAAGAAAGGCGCTTGCCGAAGAGGCCCTCGAATTCGCGCAGAGCGGTCTGAGCATCGAAGAGGCGGGCGAGATCGGGAAGGAAACCGCGAAGTCGGACGTCGTGATGAAACCCCCGGCGAATTCCGACGGTGAAGCAACCCCCCAGGCGGCGGACCTTCAGGCGGCGGCAGCGGCGGGAACCAACGCGGCGTGGAATCAGGACGCGGCGGCTTCCCAGACGGCGGCGATTGAGGGCCAGAATCAGAACGTCACCCCGGCTCCGGAAAATGTAAACAATCAGGATACAAGTGTATCTTCTCAGGTTACACCGGAACAGGCAGCCGAGATGGCCCAGAACCAGACGGCAGCACTCGAAGGGCAGGATACAAACCCGCAGCCAGTTCCGGTGCAGGCTCCGGTTCAGGCTCCGGCCAGCAGCGGACCGACGGCGAACCCGACACCCTATGAAGGACCGCAGCTGCCGGGCGGACAGTACGGAGGCGGCGGAAGCGTCAAGATCGGGAAGGACAGAGTGCCGTTCCACTATGCGGTCATTCCGGCAAGTGAGCTGATCCCAAGCCACGGCGTA